AGACAACATTACCAGTTTCATTTAGCTTAATATCATTTTTCAAAAGATCAACAACTTGTGAAGCATTTATTGCTTTATGTTTTGAAGCTGACTCTAATAATGATTTATTTATCTTAATATCTCTAAGTTGATTTTCTAATTCTGATTTTTCTTTTTGATGTTCTTGGGTTCTGGTTTTCAGTATTTCTTCAAACTCACCCTTTTGAATACGTTGTTTTTCTTCTGCTTCTTTTTGTGTCTTTACAGCATTAATAGCTACGTCAATATCATCTACACCTAGCTTTTTATACATTGAACCCCTTTCTTTTGCTAATCGTCTTTCAACAATATTATTAACTTCGTCTTGGGTGAATGTTTGTGCTTGTGGTGTTTCTTGTACCTGTGGTGCTTCTTCTTCTTTTGTTTCAGTAGTTTGTTCTACTTGATTTTCTTCTGCCATTTCTTACTCCTATATATCCCAGTTTGGGTCTGTTGGAATCCAAGTATGTCGGCATCTATAACCACCTCGAACAATGAATGGATCACCAGTTGATTTACCTTGCCAACCTTGATTATTCCAAATATCCCGAATTTCTTTTTCGGTTAATGTCCTATTTAGCATATTCTGGCAAAAAGGTCTACTATCCCTTACAAGCGTACCAGTATATGTAAAATGATTTAATCCAGACTCTTTTGCTTTTGCTACAGTAAATTGACCATGAAACTGCATAACTGAATCATGTGCTATTTGACTTGCATAACGTCTAAGGTTGTTTCCCGCTCTATCAGAAGCATATTGAGTATGTAATTTTCTTACTGCTTCTTCGACTTCTACCCTTTTTGCATTATCAAATTTATTCTCGTTAATAAAATCAACTAATTCATTTATTTCCCGAGTGTTTGACTTTTTGTAAACACCATTAATATGTGATCTGATATTACTTACCATATCTTCAAATGGTCTACCCGCTATTGTACTTTGGTAAATTTCATCATTTATGACTTTTAGAAATCTTTCAGCTATATCTTCAAATCCGCTAAATGATTGATATTTAAGGGCATTTATAGTTTGCAAATCTACTTCGGTAAGACTTTTGAATTTTGCAAGTATAGGCATTTTACCAAATGTATCTAATACCTCTTTTGCAATCTTATTATATTCTTCGTTTATAATTATATCTGCTTCTTCTAGGAATGAAGTTTGTATAAGATTTCTTATTCTTGGTTGTAATTGTATTGCTAGTCTTTGTGATACAAGCTGACCTTTTGTTGCCCTTGTAACTTCTTTAACAACATCTTCTTCTAGTTTGTATAAAACATTAATTATACGTTCTTCATGCTGATCTGCTAATTTTTCTAAAATTCTGGACATTATAATGGAAAATCTTTTTTCCACGCTTTTATTGACCAGAAGGCGGGTGATAAAGACTTTTGTCCTTTTACTTCTTTAAGAACACCACCCATTCTAGCTAAGAATGATCTTTGTCTAGCGGGTATGCTTTTCTTGATAGACATACCTCTAGCACCAAAAGTAACTTTGTTGACTTTACCTGTAGCTTTGTTTTTGACGTAAACACCAAACTTTTTTCTTTTAGATTCTGCTGTAGTTAGCCTAAAAGGTTTATTTAGTTTTACTTCTTTTCCTCTGTATTTAGCCATTGCCTATCATCTAATCTTTCGTTTGTTATCATTCCACAAGCTATGCATTTATAAACATCTTTCAATTCAGTTTTTTTAAGTGCCACTTTGCACCTAATACAAAATTTAATTTTTTCTTTGTCCATATAATCATTTCTTTTTTCTGTTTCTCTTTTGTGCAGTTTTTATTATTTCTTTATCAAATGTTGCTCTTGCACCTAATTTAATTAGTTTGTTTACTCTAGCCATTGCCCATGCTGACATGGGTATTCTAGGTCTTGAACCCGCAGATAAAAATGCACCTTGACCTTTACGATAACTTCGTTTCAAGTCTGTAATATTAAATAATTTAGACTTTTTTGCTTTTGCTTTAAGTGTTGCAACAACTTTAGCTGATAAAGGTTTTCTTCTTACTGCCATTATGCCCTGTTCCTTCGCCTTAATAATGCCAATGGTATTTTTGCACCAGACCTATATAAAGCACTAATTTGTTTTAATAAGTTTGCCCTAGCATTTCTTTTTGCACCTTTTAGACCAGATAAGTATTTTTTTGGAATACCTGTTTGTTTGTCTTTAGGAACTAATCTACGCTTCTTCTTCTTCCTCGCCAACTGTTTGTCCTTCTACTTCTGTTGTTGTAAATTGACCTCTAACTGTTCTGGTATTGTCAATTTCTTCATTTATAGATTTTATCATTTCAGAATCATCAATTACAGCTTGTGCAATTTGCTTATCTAATTCTTTGTTAAATGTTTCTGATTTTATGCCACTAGCTTTTGCCATTTGTAAATATTGTAAATCATTCGCCCAATCTCTAATATCAAATGTATCTGGATAATTTATAGAACCATCAAACTGTTTATCTTGCCACATAGCAAACAAACTCCATATCTGTTCTTCTGCATTTTCAAGATAATCTGCTTTTTCTGATAATCTAGCGTTTAATAATTGAAATTCTGTTTGTAGTGCTATCCCACTAGCTATCTGATTACCAGTTGCCCTAACAGAACCCATGTGGGTAATTCTATCAATGGCATCAACTTTGTTTTGAATACATTTCATAATACCATCTAGGTTTTGTCCGCTTGGTTGTATTATGTAAGGTTTCAAGGTTGCTTCTAAATCTTCTGGTATTTCAATGATTGCACCCGCACCCGCACTAGCTTCAACATTAGGGGTTTTTACCAAACTTGGGTGATTTGCTAATCTAATCAACTGTTCTTTTTCTGAATAATCGTTATATATAGATTGCTGTAAATAAGCTACATCTGCTAAATCGCTAATTCCTATAGGTCTTTTTGCACCTCTAAGATTATAAACATTTACTGCGGGTATCTTGCCTATTGGGTTCGGAACTTCTTCTAATAACCTATAATCACCTTTTGAATATTCTTCTTGATATTCCTCAACTTCATAAGTGCTGATTGTTTCTTCTGTAAATACTTTAACTATTGCCCTATCTACATTTATATCTTCAACAACCATCAACATATCTAAATAGAACCTTCCACTAGCTGACCTTGCATAATTCCAGTTTACAACATTTTCTGGTGTATATATTGAAATGTAAGGTCTAATATCTTGTGCTAATTCTTCTGCTCTAGTCTTTGCATTTGATTGTGGCTTATCAACAATTACCCAGCAATTACCATAAATACTAGCGTTCATCTGCACTTCCCGCATAATCGTATTGAATGATCTACCATCTAAGTCTGCATCAACTAAAAATGAAGATAATTGTTCATCACCATCTAAACTACCATAATCTCTTGTTGGCGGTACTCTCCATAAAAAACTTGTGTATATTTGAACTACGTTTTTGCAATGATTATCTACTGGGGTATGTCTAATTCTAGCATCATATTCCTCTGGTGATTCTAAAACATATCTGTGCAAGTAATATCCATTTTTATAGTCATTACCGCCTAAATAACTACGAATATAAAACTCCCAGTTAGATATATTCTTATCCCATAGTTCATGTTTGCTAGTTAGTGTTTCCCTGTTCATCAACTCCACCTTTTAGGTTGGCTTGGTGCAAAATTCCTTCTAAGCGGAAAATTATACTCTACTAAATAACCTAGAGCATCATTCATGTGGTCGTAACCACTATCTTTATCTGGAATATGTGTACCTTCCTTGTAAATCTGTCTTTCTATGCTTTTGATCGCATTTTTACAGAATTTAACAATAAACAAGCTGTTTTTACCATTTACGTTTTTCAGCTTTGAATTTACTGCATTAATCCTATCCCTTACTAAAGGTGCTGTACTTCTACATCTTACATCAAAACCATTATTTTTCAATATCGCTAAATCAGTTAATCCACCCGCAGAAGTTTTTCTTTGCCTTGCACTGGGGTCTGGATAAACAACTATCTGCTTATTCTTGTATCTGGTTTTAATTTCATCACACATTTCATTCGTATTACTGCTATATATTTGTACTTCATCTACCACAAAAATTCTATCATTTTCTATAATACATACTACAGCACTCATTGGGTCTACGTTGAAGTCTAAACCAATATGTAAAACCCCTGTATTTTTATTATATTTTTCAATTATATTTTTATCTCTACTAAAATTATAATAAATCATTCCAGAATAGTTTACAAATGTAGCTTCGTATTCTTGTTGGAATGTTCTTAAATCTAAATCTTGTTTTGCCTGTTCTATTTCATCTTCTGATACCTGTTCACCCTCTAGTGTCGTATATTGGAAACTTTTCCAATCTTTATTGTTTTCACCCATCTTGTATAGATCATATGACCAGTTACCAAAACCTCTAGGTGTTCCACAAAATAAAGCATGACCTTCTGTATCTGATAATGTAGGTCTAAGAACTTCATACCAAGCTGTTTTGTTTATATCTTGAAATTCATCAAGTATAAGAAAATTTAAACCAACACCTCTAAGGCTACTTTCGTTATCGCTTCCCCTAAGTGTAATCTGGCTATTATTTTTTAGTGTAAGTGTCAAATCACTATGGTTTATACTCTTTACCCATTTATGATATATCATCTTTTCTTTTAAAACACCCCAACATATAGCTTTTGCTTGTCTATAACTGGGTGCAACATACCATATTTTTTTATTGGGAATACTTGCAAACTTAGCTATTTCATTAATAGCAACAAATGTTTTACCAAACCTTCTACCTGTGATTAGAACCCTAAATCTTGAATCATCTTGTATTACATTCTTTTGTGGTTTTGTTAATGGCATTATATTTCATTTCCCCAACAATCCCAATCATTGTGTTTTTCTCTTGCAAATAGCTCAATTCTTGGCAAATCTCCAAATAATTTTTCGATATTTTCTATAATTTTGTAAGGTTTTTTACTGTGTATAGTTCTTTGTGCTAAAACTTTTTGATATACATTGTTTACTTTTTTATATTTTAACATTTTACCTTTTGTGCCAAACAAACATATTTCGTAATTTTTCATTGTCCAAGAGCCAAGATTTGCAACAGTTTTTCCATTTTTTGTTATTTTTTCCCATATGAAAGCAATGGTAATATATTTAAAACCCCAAGATTCCATAGTTTCTATAGCTTCTTTTATATGTGCATCTGTAGACCATAAAAACAAAGCACAATCTTTTTTTGTAATTTTATTAACAGCTAAATTTTTAATCCAATTTTTTGTTTGTGTCGGATAATGTTTTTCCAAACTTGTAAATCTTTTTCCATCATATTTTTGTAATTCTTTACTTCTAAAACTCCATGGCGGGTCTGCATAAATAATATTATATTTTTTATTTGGCAAAGGTATCATTTAATCAGCAGACCATACTAAAGGTTCATCTAATTCTGTTTGTTCTATCTTGTCTTGTTGACCTAAAATATTCTTACCTAAGAATATCTGCATAGTAACATTGCCTTTTTCTGCTGACTTCCATTGCAACTTTCTTAGTTTGATTTTCATGTCTGACCTCCCTTTGTTTAGAAATTCGGAATAACTCTTTCTAATAAGGCTTTCATCACAACCAAAAAAGTCTGCAATTTCTACATTACTACAACCATATGATGCTAATTTTTTTACTTCGCTTTGTTTAATATTATATTTTTTTGGTCTTGCCATTTCCTATTTACCCTTAGTTAGGTAATTAAGATTTATCTAATATTTTTCTAAAAATCCACAATATTTTTACTTTTCATAC